ATTGTTGATGGTGGTGATGCTGTCACCAAGCACAACAGCCGTGTTACCGATAGTAATGGCGGTAGAAAAGTTGCTGTCAAGCTGAGACAGCGGCAAAGAGCCTGTGGCTGTTGAAAAGGTATACGGGACTGCCATTTAAAACCTCACTCTTAATTCGTGTTCAAACTCAATTGTGTTCACAATAAATGCGGCATTGTTGGAAGTGATGGTCAATCCCAAATACTTGCCGTACTGCTGTGCATCTGACTTGTACAAGTTATATCCCTTAGAAGTAACCCACGGAATAACCGTACTTGTGTTATTTGTCCAAGGTACAACATCACCATAGACATTTATCCAATCAACCCCTGTGTTGGTTAATGAGTAAACAGGGCTACTTCCATATTCGCTGTCCACTGTCACGTTAAATGTTGCAGGGGTGGTGAGCGTTGCTTCTACGCCAAATTTTAAGGCTTGCTTGGTACGAATAGGGTCTTTCATGGGAGAAAGAGATGTCTGTATCTCGCTGGATATATTGGCTGTGGCAGAGGCGTACAGCTTGTACAAAGCCGCTCCTGTCACTCCGTACATGCTTATTAACCCGCCAACAGCTACAGATGTGATGTAAGTCTGTGTGCCCTGGCTGGTGATAAACCACTTCTTCTCAAAGAAAACAGCCTGAACATAGCGTGAACCATCTGTGATTGGAAAGCTGCTGTTGAGGTAGAAGTTAAATGCCGCACACAAAATGTTGTTGAGCAACACCTGACCGCCAGTGATAGGCAAGGTGAAATCAATATAGGGAAAGATGCCGTCCATCGGGTCAGACAGCTTGCTGGTGGTTGAGCCAACAAGGGCATACACCCCGTAGTTGTTCATAAACAACACTGAACGGAAGTAAGGGAACACAGCGTACTTCAGCTTGCTACCGACAGAAGCAGACACGTTGGTGTTGGTGAACAGGGTTGAGCCTGTAGTAGTTACCCTAACATCCGAGAACACGTTGATGCTGTCATCGCCAAAGATGTACAGAAAGTTGTTGGCAGACATCAAATATTGAATGTTGCCGTGCAAAGTTGAGTCAGACAGGGTAATCGTACCCGCAGACACGGACACAAAGTCAAACGGGCTGACAGAAGATGAGTAGGTAACCGTGCGTCCTGTAGCCACCCAGACACGCCCAGAGAAGGTTGCCACGCTGACAATAGAGTCAAGGTTGGGTACACCTATAGCTGTTGCTGTAGTGTTGCCTGTGGGCGTAGGGGGAGCGGCAATACTGACAGTAGGAACAGATGTGTAGTTGTCACCCACGTTGGTCATGATGACCGCAGCAATGGCGTTACCAGACACAATTGCAGTACCCGCAGCATTTGCACCGCCACCGCCAGTGATGGTGACCGCTGGAGGTGTGTTGTAACCAGACCCGCCATTTGTTACAGAAATGACAAGCGCACCTTTGGTAAAGGTTAAGACTTGGGCAATGGCAGTTGCACCGCTACCACCACCACCTGTGATGGTTACGGTAGGGGCAGCGGTATACCCGCTACCACCGTTGTTGATAGAAATATAGGAAACAGCATTGGCAGTAATGGTTGCCGTGGCTGTTGCTTGAGCACCGTTTGTTTGGTTGGGGGCAGAGATGGTTACCGCTGGCGCAGAGGTGTAGCCAGAACCTTTATTGGTAATGCCTACAGAACCTACGCCACCTACGGCAAGCAAATCAGTGCCGTTCCAAGTAAACAAGCCTTTGTCGGGGTCACCTATAAAGACAAACTCATTCTTCCACTGGGCGGTAGAAACATTGGCAGAAGAGAATGTGCCAGTGATAGCCACATTGCCTTTTGTGGCACTGTCAATCTTGAAATACTCACCCCGTCCGTTTTCTTCAAACGCAAGGATGTAGTCTGACAACCCCAGATTACAGCTTTCTAAGGTGGAAACTACGTTGCCAAACGATACAGCGGCATTACCAGAATCTACAACAACAGACTGAGCTTGAACAATCTTGATGTTGCCAAAGCCAATAGGCATGGCGTTCTCAATCCATGAAAACTCTTCCTCATCAATAGCTGTCCTGTTGGCCTTGGTGTTTAGACCTTTGAAGTTCTTAATGACAGCATAAGACTTTTTTTGTTCTGCTGCTGCCATGATTAGAAGCTACTGTAGGGGTCAGGGATGCGCCTCGTATAGACAGAATTCAACACTGCCTGTACGTGCTTGGTGTATTCTTGTTTGTAAAGTTCAGCCTCACCATAGCTCTGCTCTTTGTACTTGGCTTTGTAAGCCGCATAGAAAGCCACGGGAGTGGTGTAAGGGTCTTGAATAGGGTCAACAGCGTTGGACGTTGATAAGTTCAAAGGTGTCGGCAAGATGGTGCTGTCAATCTCGACAACATAAGCCTGGTCAGGAACTGGGCCTATGTAAATCTGTTGCTGTCCGTAGACAGAAAAGCAAATGGGTCTGCCTACGTAGTTTTGCCAGTAACGCAATTGAGCGTTGAAGTTTGACCAGGGCAAATAGCGCAACGGTATGCGGCTGTTACCCCAGTAAATGTTGACGTTCAGGATGTCCAAAGTTGTGCCGCTGGACAGGGTAGCAAAGGGAATTATTTCCGCAGGGCCAGAATAAGTCAGTTGAGCCGTGCCATCAGTGAATGCGGTGGACGGGGGAAAAGTATAACCAGAAGCAGGGTAGGGAGGCGCAGTTGTGCCTGTCGTGCCCGTGGTGGTAACTTCATAAATGAAGATGTTTGAAAACAGGAATTCACCAGCGGTAACAGGGGTACTTTCTGCCCACGCTGTTGCGGCTACGCCTGTATTGGAAATTGGGGTGGCAGTTACTTGCAGGGTACGCAAGCACCCTGTATCTCTCGCTACTCGCTCACGGGCATCGTTGATGTAGTCCGTTAGCTCCGCAGTAGACCAGAAGACAGAGTTTGCATCATGCAAAAGTCGCTGTACTTCCGTGATGTAGGAAGAGAGAGTTGCCATGTTACTTTCATGTTAAGCAACCCTCTGGTTGGACTTTCCCCCCAAGGATTTTTCAATCCTCAAGGGTACTACGCCAATAGCCGAGGGTAACGAGCTATTCTTTTTTGGATTGGTTTCAGATATTTCTATCCGCTTGAACCGCTCCGTTGCTTCTTCAAGTTCGCTGTGGAGTCGTATCAAGCCCAACTGGACGAGATACTTCTCCTTGTCATCATCTCCGTAACCAAGCACATGTTTGGCTGTTTGAAGCGGTATCTCTACCGTCTTGCCAACAGGGAATTCAATTCCAACAAAGTGATACTCAAAATTGAGGTCTTTGTCGGAGTTGTTGGTTACGTAGACAACTTCTGTCATAGAGTCACAATGTCACCGTATACAGAGACTTCAACCGTGTTGTTGGCTGCTGAACCAGTATTAACGCACAAGAACATCGAACCAGAATAGATTGTTGTGGCGGTGTTTGCCGTCAGGTTCAAATCTTGATACTTGGTTGTTGCTGTAATGTTTGCCAATACAGTTGCATTAGAGACTGCGTTTGCAAGGCCACCATCACTACTGTTAATGATGGTGACGTTTGCAAGAGCAACACTTCCATTTGCGCCAGACACGGTTATACGGCGAACAATGTAGCTTGTACCGACAGTTGGAATTGTCGCAATAGCATTACCAGTGCTTCCCAAACCTGTGGGAGTAGAGGTAGTGCCAATGAGAAAATTACCAAAATTGTCAGGATACCGAGTTCCTACAGCATTCGAGTTAGCCATGCTTTCTCCTTAACTTGCGTAAGTGCTATTTGCTGAGATACCACCATTGATGGTCAGAGCAACAGCCGCACCAGCACCCGAAGCCATAGACTGAGCAAGCACGTTTACGCCATCAGACAAAATCATGCCGCCAGTGTTATTGGCAAGCAGAGTTGCGATAGAAGAACCGTTGTTGGCAGTAATGATTACGTTGACAGTGGGAAACACTAGGTAAGTACCTGCGGGAATCACTGTACCTGCGTTAGCGGCAGTCAGTGATACGTTGGAGAAGTAAGCACCAGCAGTGTTGGTGGTTGCATTCGCCAGAATGATTTTATTCATTGCTAAAGCCATGTCTTTTTCTCCTTACAGTGAGAGGTAGTTGTAACCAGTCACCTTGGTCATTGACTTAGGTTTGACGTTCACCAATTCGGCAATCATCAAAACTGCGCCAACGTAACCAATTTGCCAGTTCGGGAGTGTGGACTCAAAGCCTGTAAACACAAACGAACCTTGCTCATGGATGTACAGAGACATGTAGTTTGTGTTCAGGAAGTACACAGTACCTTCAGGGCAGTACGGGTCTGGATAGATAGGAACGCCAGCAACCATCAAAGCACGGAAAGCTGCTTGAGGGCCATTTGCGTCACCGTCAAAACCGCCACCTGGGGTGATGACATATTGCTCTTGACCTACGAAGTCTTGAGCCAACAGTGTCCAAGTACCAAAGCCGCAAACACCAAACGAAGGCATTTCAGCACCGTTCTTCACAGTACCAGAAATGTATTGCAGGATGTTTTGACGAGTTGGGTTCACAGAGCCAGCGGCATACTGTGTGGACTTCCACCAAGTGTAAGTAGCACGGTCAATGTTGCCGTATGTGCCTGAGTTGGCAACAGCGGCGGGAAGACCAATGAACTGCTGTGTGTTGGAAGTGTTGGTGTACAAAGCGGTAGCCATTGCATCCATCATGACGTTAGTCGCATCGTTCATGCGAGCTTCAATCAAAGGGATGATGGCAGCGTCTTGCTGAACTGCGCCTTCCATACCGAGGAACGGCACGGGAGAAATCATCAGTTTTAGGTCAAACTCAGCGTTGTAAGCACCTTGCTGGACTGACGGCTGGGCAAAAGAGCCAGAGTAGTCAGACCATTGAGCGTTCACAAACTGTGCGCCTTGGACAGGAACGGTTACGGAAGACACACCGCCAGAGGCTTGCTGACTGTTGGCAATCAGAGCCGCCATGAGGGGTGTCGAGTTATAAAGCTGGACAACCAGCTTGGGGATGAAGGCTCTACGAGTAACGTAGGTCAGTTCGTTAAACTGTGCTGACCCTGTTGCTGGTAGGATGCCGCCGCCAATAGCCATAAGGCCTCCTTGAAAAAAACAATACCCTCTTACAACCCAATAGGACGCTGCGGTTTCCGCAGGTCATTGAGCGCATTCATTGCCTCGTTACGAGCAGCGGCGGCTGGATTTTTCCAATACTTGTTCAAGTCAAATTGCTTGACAGCACTTGGGTTGTATCCAGTTGAAGTAGGCACTGCTGCTTGCTTCATCCACTGATGGTACTCAGCGGCTGTTTCATGGTTTGTGATACCACGCTCCAGCATAATTTTTTCTACGTCATTAACTTCTGACTCGTTGGCAATCAAACCTTTACGCATCAAAGACTGACGGCGTTTTTGCAATTCTTCAACTGCATCACGCTCACGCAACTTGGCTTCCAAGGCTTGTACACGGTCTTCAGAACGGTTAACCGCCCGATTGGTGTAGTCCTCAATATCCAACTCAGGGATGGGCAAGTCAGGTTTAACCTTCTTGGTCATCCGCAAGAAGTCTTTGCGAGTATCAGGATTTTCCGCAAGAGTTTGGGCAAGTGCAGC